TTAAGACACGGAGAATGCTTAGAAGTAATGAAGTCAATTCCTTCAGGAAGTATTGACGCCATCATAACAGACCCACCATACGGAACTACTGCTTGTAAGTGGGATAGTGTAATAGACTTTAAGCTAATGTGGGAGCAACTGAATAGAATCATTAAACCGAGTGGAGCTATAGTCCTTTTTGGACAAGAGCCATTTAGTAGTACTTTAAGAATAAGTAACTTAAAAGATTATAAATACGACATAAAATGGCATAAAGACAAGTGTAGTAATTTTATACACGCTAAAACACAACCACGAAAAACTATCGAGGATATTATGATTTTCAGTAAAGGTGGGACTACACATAATTCTAAGTTAAAATACACTTACAACTCACAAAAAACAAAAAGAAAAGCAAGAAGTCAAATGCCTAAAACTCAAAAATCTGAAAACCAAAAAGAAATAAGGAATGATAATACTACTTTGTTTTATGGTAAGGATTTTGAGAAGGATAGAAGCTATGCGGAAAGTTATATTTACTTCCCTACTGACCACCTAAACAGATTGCATCCAACACAAAAACCCGTAGCCTTAATGGAGTATTTAATAAAAACCTACACAAATGAAAATGAAACAGTTTTAGACTTTACAATGGGCTCAGGAAGTACAGGGGTAGCAGCCAAAAACCTAAACAGAAGCTTTATAGGAATTGAACAAGATGAAAAGTATTTTAACATAGCGACCGAAAGGATAAACAAAAAACAACCACAAAAAGAATTATTTTGAAGTTCGTTATAAAGTGTGATAAAGATAAGCAAACTCTGATAAACTATTTAAAGGAATTAGGTAATGACTATTTAGTAGATGTAAAGAAACAAAGAAACACAAGAAGCAATATGCAGAATAACTATTATTGGAGTTGTATAGTTCAGACACTATCAAACGAACTAGGCTACTACCCTGACGAAATTCACGATTTGCTAAAGGTAAAGTTCTCAAGTGAATGGAATAGTATAGAACTAAACGATAGAACAGTAGCAATACAAACAGTTAAGTCTACAGCTAGAATGGATAGCAAAGCCTTTGAGATATATGCAGACCAAATAAGAATGTGGGCTATGACTGACTTGGGTATCAGACTAATGCTGCCAAACGAATATGAATAAATGAATATAACAAACGAATGTAATATGGAGTTAATGGCTAGGTATGAAGATAATCATTTTGACTTAGCAATAGTTGACCCACCTTATGGGATAGGTGTTACTAAAAATAAAAGACTAAATAATATATCTAATAAGGATTGGGATAATGAAATTCCTAAAAAAGAGTATTTTGAAGAATTAAAAAGAGTAAGTAAAAACCAAATCATTTGGGGAGGTAATTATTTTATAGAGCATTTAAGCAATACAAGATGTTATCTGAATTGGGATAAATTAAACCATTCTGACACTTATGCTGATTGTGAAATGGCTTGGACTTCTTTTGATAAAAATGCAAAGATTTTTAAGTATATGTGGGATGGTAATAGGTATGGATTTATTGGGGCTATAAAAGGAGTAGGCAAGAAAAGTATAAGAATGCACCCTACTCAGAAACCTATAGCTTTATACGAATGGCTATTAATGAACTATGCAAAAGAAGGAGATAAGATTTTAGACACTCACTTAGGTAGTGGCTCAATAGCAATAGCCTGTCATAATCTAAAGTTTGACTTAACAGCTTGCGAACTTGACAAAGAATACTACAAAGAAGCTATGAAAAGAATAACTAAACATAAGCAGCAACTAACTATGTTTTAAATAAATAACAATAATTTCTATTATATATTAACACTTGATTAATCAAATTATTTCAAAATGGAACACGGAGGAAAAAGAGAAGGAGCAGGACGCAAAAGTAAAGGAGAAGAACAAAAGCTAATAGAACACTTAACACCAATGAGTGGAATAGCTCTTGAAGCTTTACAGGAAGGTATAAAGGGTAAACAACAATGGGCAGTTAAGTTGTACTTTGAATACTTTTATGGTAAGCCACAGCAAAGAGTAGACGTAACTACTAATGAAGAAAGTCTTAACGTACCTTTAATAAACTTTATAAGCTCTGAATCTTAGCGACAAATACACAGCACTATTTAATTCAGATGCTAGATACTTTATCATAACAGGAGGTAGGGGTTCAGGAAAGTCTTTTGCAGTTACAGTCTTTCTTACGCTCTTAACTATGTCTAGGAATGTTAGAGTACTATTCACACGTTATACAATGACCTCGGCTCACTTGTCAATCATACCTGAGTTCTTAGAGAAGATAGGACTATTAGGATATGACAATACCTTTAGCGTAAACAAAGCAGAGGTAATAAACTTAGGAAACAAATCAGACATTTTATTTAGAGGTATCAAGACATCAGCAGGTAATCAGACTGCAAGTCTAAAGTCATTACAAGGCATAAGCACTTGGGTTTTAGATGAAGCTGAAGAACTTGTAGATGAAAACATCTTTGATACAATAGACTTAAGTATAAGAGAAAAGAAAGTGCAGAATAGAATCATATTAGTATTGAATCCTGTTACTAAGGAACATTGGATATACAAGAGGTTTTTTGAAGACAAAGGTGTTGAAGGTGGTTTTAATGGCATTAAAGACAATGTATGCTACATTCATAGTACATACCTAGATAATATAGTTAATCTATCTGAGAGCTTCCTAGAGCGTATTAAGAGCATAAAGCATACTAACTTTAAAAAGTACACACATAAGATAATGGGAGGATGGTTAGCAAAGGCAGAAGGAGTAGTCTTTGAGAATTGGACTATAGGTGCATTTAATCCTGATGACTTACAGACTTCTTGTGGAATGGACTTTGGTTTTAGTATTGACCCTGACTCACTTACTGAAGTAGCAATAGACAAGAAACATAAGAAGATATATTTAAAGGAACACCTTTACAGAAATGGATTAAAGAGTCAAGAGTTAGCTAAGATAGTGTTAGATAAAGTAGAGGGTAAACTAATTATAGCAGATAGTGCAGAGCCTAGACTAATAGCAGACCTTAAGCACTTAGGAGTAAACATTAAAGCAGTTAAGAAAGGAACGATTGAAAGTGGTATAACTAGGATGCAAGACTATCAGCTTATAGTAAGTCCTGAATCAACGAACATAGCTAAAGAGTTAAACAACTATGTCTATGCAGATAAAGGCTCTAAGCTTTACGTAGATAACTACAACCACGCAATTGATGGTATTCGTTACAACATTATATACCACCTAGACAATCCAAATGCAGGAAAGTATTTTGTTCAGTAAACTAAAAACAATAAATTTCTATTATATAGTGTATGAAAGTTAAAATTAAAAAAGAAGGCAAAACAGAATCGTTTAAACTTATTAATAGTTGGGCAGATGTTACATTAGAAACCTGGCTTAAATTAGTAGATTTTGCAACAGGTACAAAGACAGAAGAAGCTACTGAAACAATAGCAGCACTATCTGATATTCCTAAGCGGTTAATAAAGGAACTAGCCTTATCAGATGTTGCAGTTATAATGAGTAAGATAGCAGAGTTACAAGCAAAGCAAGATACAACTCTTAAAAGGATAATAGAAATCAATGATGTTGAATACGGGTTTATGCCTGACCTTGATAAAATTTCTCTCGGAGAGTATGCCGACGTAGAGCAGTTTATTAAGAACGGAATAGAATCAAATCTTCCTGAATTAATGGCTGTACTATATAGACCTGTAAAATTAAAGAAGAACGACATATACATAATAGACGCTTATGACGGCGATATAACAATGCGGACGGAGGAGATGAAAAAGATGTCAGCGGAACAAGTGCAAAGTGCATTGGTTTTTTTTTATCATTTAGGGAAGGTATTGTCAGAGATTTTGCCATTATATTTGATGGAGCGGCTGAAGGAAACGAAGACGCAATAGCTAGTAATGACTTTGCTAGTAAGTGGGGATGGTTTGGAGTAATGCACAGATTGTGCGGAGAGGACATAAGTAAATTAGAAAGTATTACAAATCTAAGTCTTTTAGAGTGTTTGACTTGGTTAAGTTATGAAACAGATTTGAACTCACAAAATAAAGTAAAAAGAAATGGTTAAAAATAAAACATATAATAACGTTGTAAATACTTTGCTTAGACTCGGTGAGTATCACGAACAAATTAAATCAACATCAGTAGGGGATGTGTTTGACATTAATCTAGAAAAGATGCAGAAGTTCCCATTACTTCATATCAATCCAACATCAGTAACAACAGGAGATAGTCAGCTAACATACTCGTTTCAAATCTTTGTTATGGATATGGTAACAGAAAAGGATAATTGGACTAAGAATAATGCAGACGCTAACTTTCCAAAGCTATACAAGACTTTAAGTAATGAACAAGATGTATTCAATGAAACACTACAAATATGTACAGACTTTATAGGAATGCTTCGACACAGTGAACGTCAATCTTTAGACGGAGTGAATGATATTAATTTTCCTATATACTTTACGCAAGACCAATTTACACTAGAGCCTTTCTCAGAAAGGTTTGATAATCTTTGTTGTGGTTTTGTTTTTAATATTGGAATATTAGTACAGAACGACTTTCAGACTTGTAATATACCTGTTCAAACATTAGGTGCAGGTTATTAATGAAATGGAAGTTAAGATGGGTAACAATAGAAATAGGATGGAAAAAATTTAAAATAACAATTAATTTATAAAATTATGGCAGACTTAGTAACAACAATCAGTGAGACAGTAACACTTAATGGAAGCCTTAGGGGTTCTGTAAACTCAGTAACAACAACAGGTATAAATGATGTATTTGAAAGGATAGTAACTTGTACAGCTAGTGTAGTAACTACTATAGGAGTATTTGCAGCTTTACCTTCTACTTCGCCTGGTGCTATTGATGTAGACAGAACAAAATACATTAGAGTAACTAACTTAGAAACGGCAGTAGATATTGAGCTAGCAGTTCAGACTACTACTTCAAGTTATACTGTAACTGTAAGAGCAGGAGGTTCTCACGTTCTTTATTCAGGAGATGTAATTGCATTAGGACAAGTAGGTGCGCCATCTTTTGGAACTATGTTAAATCTTGCTTCATTACAAGTACAACCAACAACAGCAGTTACAGCTAGAGTTGAATTATTTGTAGGCTTAGAATAGTGGATACTGACAATATAGAAAGGTACTTAGAAAGCTTTGGTAAGCAAGTAGTCAATCGTTCTAAAGGTAACTTACAAAGAGCAGGTAAAGGGGGTAAACTTGAAAACTCAATTAAGTTTGATATAGTTACAACTCCTGATGGATTTACTGTACAATTCTATATGTCTAACTATGGTCAATTTGTAGATAAAGGAGTATCAGGAACTAAAGTTAAGAGAAGCTATAAAGACTACAAAGGTAAAACTATTAAGAGTCCATTTGCTTATAAAAACTCAAAAAAACATTCACAACCTCCAAGTAGTGCTTTAGATAAATGGGTAGTAAAAAAAGGAATAGCTCCAAGAGATGCAAGTGGTAAATTTATGAAGCGTAAGTCTATTACATTCTTAATAGCTAGAAGTATAGGTAAAAAAGGAATACAAGGTATAAGCTTCTTTCAAAAACCTTTAGGGCTTGGATTAAAAGAATTTGGTAAAGACTTACTAGGTAGCGTAAAAGAAGATATTTTAAATACTTTAAACAAAGAAACAATAACACAAGCAAACTAATGAGTCAAACAATAATAGAACAACAGCCTTTATTTGATACACTTCCTGTTGGGCAAGATGTAATTTTTACAGTATCTAATGTAGGGATAATTACAAATCCTCTCTTTTCAAGATTTAAATTTACAGCAGAGGTTCATATAAGCTCAGACTTACCACCAAATACTGCTCTTAATACTGATGTAGTAGGTATATTTAAAACTAATCCTAACAATGCAGGAGTAGGAATGTTTGATTTCAGACCTATTATTGAAAGCTTTGTTAAGGCAGATAACTTAGCAAGAGATGGAAGTGCTTATAAAGAAGTAGTCAATACAGCAGATACTAATGTACCTATGCACTTGATAGATAAGTATTCAGGGAATCTAAATACTATGCGTTATTTAGTAATACAATTTAAGACTGAGTATTATAACGGAACTAATTTAGTTGCAGAGTTTGCTGTAAATTCAGATTTATATAAATTAATTAATGGCTATTTAAAATATACTGACGCATTAACTCTTACAGGAAATAACTTTGGATATGACTTAGAAAACTTTAAGTTTAATGTAATAAATCCATTAGACAGAAAATTCCTAACTAATGCACCTACTACTCAATA